CGGAATCACCTGCGCAAGCTTGACCCAGCGGTTATCCTCATTCAACTTCCCACAGAACGGAAGGAAGAAATCACCTGGCAAAATAAGTTGGTTTTCCCTCGCGCGGAACACCGGTCCGTCCTCCATGTGCAAGGATTTTGCGACCTGTCTACAAAAACCCTTGCACATAAATTCGCGATCAGAGCCCCAAAATCCTGGCCAGTAAACGACTTTCCGTTTGTTCAGCAGACCCTAATTACGATCGGAGCAATCAGCAACATAGGGTTGGGCCCAACAAACGTCCTCCCTCCGATGCTCATTCAAGATGCGATGCACGGCAATGCGAGTGAATTAGGAATATTTGACGCAGCCATAGGCTTGGGACTGCTCATTGGCGGCATACTTGCGGGAGCCTTACCTGTGAATCAAGTAAAAACCTGGTTCGTCGTGGGTTTGGCACTTCAAGGGATTGGACTTGTGACCGATTCGCTCTCGCATGAACTCGTGGTTTCATACATAGGAAACTTCGTCATCGGCGTAGGCGTCATGATCACAAGCGTACCTATGGCGACGCTGTTTCAGGCGCTAACTCCATCCAGCCTGCGCGGACGGGTTAGCAGCTTCAGTTCCATGCTTTTCAATATATCGATTCCCGTCACCTATGGTGGAATTGGGCTATTGGGAGATTTCTTTGGACCTCGCGTGTGCTACAGCCTTGGTGGAATGTTGCTATTGATATGTTCATTGTCCGCGTTAATGATAGTGGTCCAGAATTCAAGCCAGATCGTGGAGCGCACGACTTCTGGAATAGAAGGTTAGAAACATGTTAGAAGTCGGTCCGCTAACGAAAAACGGCGCCGACATCGGGAAGCCCGAAAATCCGCACCGTTACTGGATTCCTTTGGCGGAGAGGGTGGGATTCGAACCCACGGTGCCCTTGCGGACACGGCGGTTTTCAAGATCTCTAAAGGTTGTTCGCACCATGCACTCTGATATCGACTAGCCCGTTGAATCCGCACCAGGCCTGCATTTTACCGGTTTGGTGTGCTACCAAGTGCTAGTCATTCCGCGCATTACGGTAGCAAATTGGGTTGCAATTTGGGTTGCGATTTCCGCTTGCCAGCTAACGATCAAGCTCCCCCCTTGGACCGGGCCTCGGAAGCAAAAATCGAGAACCCAGCAGCCCCCGAATGGCCCTGGGTTCTCGATGAGTCACTGAATGAACGATTTGGCATATACATCTTACCACGGACCCGATCCGTGGTTCAACTGCGGCCACCCTTGATGACCACGAAGTGCCGGATGGGTTTTTCGATGGCGTCGATCTCATCCGGCTCCAGGGTGGCCAGCAGCTCCGGAATGTGTACCCCGCATTCGACATGCTCCAGCGTCCGCTTGGCCTTAAAGATTGGACATTCGTCGCATGCCCAGGGCTTTTCGCACTCGATGCTGCAGTAATCGTACAATTTTACAGCCACCTCGTGCAGTGCTTTCACCAGCGCTGTCTTCGCTCCCGCCATCGCGTTCCCTCCCCTCGAAGATGTACAGCCGTGCGGGCGGTGTGTAAATCTTCACGTAGTCGCACTTGTACCCCTCACGCTCGGCCTTGCGGAATGTCCTGGCCGTGATCGGCTTGCGCTCGGACCAGTACACGCTGTCCAGGTTCCGGTACGAGTCACTTGTCAGCAGTTCCCGCTTCCAATAAAACCTGCGGCCGGTCCTGACGTATTCCTCGCAGATGTACCATACCGTCTCCTTGCTGTGCATCACTCCATCACCTCGATGGTGATCCGTACTCGCGTCTGTGGCGTCACCAATTGCAGCGCATGCTCAACCCACTCGTCGATGTTCTGGAAGCCAACGTACCGCTTGTACTCGATCTCCGGCTCCGTCTCGCGCTCATAGGAGTACGGGCCCTCCAGCCGGCACACCATGGTCGACGGCTGACACGGAAGATCGGCCGCGTCGGTTGGCTTGTGCGTGGCGTCCATGCCTGGCACCCCCTTTTGCGTTTGATGTTGTAATGTATGCAGGTTCGCTTCAAAAGTTGCCGATTCAGATTCAGAATTAGACGCCTATAATGCACATTGGACAAACAAAAAGAGCCGGTCAATTCGGCTCGCTGTCGTCCAGGTACACGATTTGTTCCATTGGCACCCCGAGCTTGGCGGAAATCCGCAGAACCCACTCGACGCTCGGCTGGGCGACCTGGCGTTCCCACCGGTTGTACAGCTGTCGGTTGACCCCTAGTAATTCCGCGAACTCCGTTTGGTTCATGCGGTTGTCATGCCGCAGCTCCTTTAGCCGGTTGCGAACCGCCATGGTTTCACCCCGATCAGAAATATATGCACAATAATAGCAAAGACATCCGTGAGCGACGTGTGTAACATACCGTGATTTCCAGGCGTCAAATGTTTGTACGTCCTGGAATACTCGTTCACGAGGTGATCTGATGAGAGTGCGTCTACTGGGTTTGATGGCCGTTTCTGCCCTGGCTCTCGCTGGATGTTCCGCGCAGAATCATGCCTCCATCGGCACCAACGCATACGAATCTGTGAAGCCAACCGCTGTGAACGTCAGCGCAAATCACAACGCGCCAGACAAGGATAATCTGGACGACCCTTTGTGGACAGAATACTACTTGTCCGCGTCTGACGTGGCAAAACACCTGACGTTTCATGCGCGGTTTCCCGCTATCCCTGAAGGATGCTCCGTAACGTATCATGTTGGCGATCTGCATGGGACATTGCTACTTATCGACGCGACAGACTACACAAATCATACCAATTCATTCGCTGTCGTTGAATGGGGAACCAAACCTTCCGAATGGCCGCCGATTCCCATGGAAGAAAGATACATGAAGACAGTAACGCACAATGGCGTGCAGGTTGGCATTTCGACCTTCAGTACATCCGACGACACGCGCGCATGTTTTACAGACGGGGAACGGTACTATCAGGTTAGGGGTTCAGCGTCTACCTTATGGAATGTGATAGATTCCATCCTTGCCGACAAATCGTCATGACATGAAACAGGCCCGGCTAGATCGGGCCTGTTCTAGCGATGGCAAGTTCAAAATGCAGCACTGCAGTTCTTGCTTCCCGCGTATGGGTCTGAATAGTGTGTGTTGTCCATCACGACGTAATTACCACCTGACCATCCGTCACCCGTCTGGCCTGAAACACACTGGCATTCCACACACCAGAAATCACCTTCGGCTGTCCGTTCCATAAAGTGCAAATCAAGGGATGGATCCTGATTTTGATTATACTTCCATACCCAAAGACGGTAGGTGCCATAATCATTTTGTACGATTAGTTTCTGCCAGAACCGATACCAGGTTTGGGGGCCGACAACGCCGTCCACGGTGATACCCTCGGCTTGCTGAAATGATTTTACCGCAGCTTCCGTGGCTGGTCCGTAGTATCCATCCCGTATGAGTGTTCCAGTGTTGGGAAGGAAAGTCCTGAACAGCATCAGTTGTACAGCGAGAACGACTCCCCCAGAAGTAATGTAGCCATACCCAACGACCGGATTATTCGAATAGTCCCAGTGGCCCTGCATGAGTGTGCTTGACATCAAGATACCCCCTCTTTTTGATTTGCACTCTCATTGTGGCTCTATTACACAATCTCAACGTGCAAAAAAACTCTACAGAAACTCCAGAGCCCCCACCCGCGAGGGTGAGGGCAGTAACGAACTAACCAACCAAGGAACGAACCATCAAACGTGGAGGAGCGCCCCCCACGTTTGCGGGCCGAAGACGGAAGTCTGGAATATTGACGATACCAAAAAACCACCGCCCGGTTTCGGACGGTGGCTCGTGTTGGTCGGCTCAGTTGAGTCCGTAATCCAGAACGGCGTTGGAGCCTAAGCCATAGGTATTCGGCATGGCATCGATGAACCCGTCGAATCTCTGCCAGCCTGACCCGATATTGTAGAAGTCTATGGACATCCATCCCCAGTGTGAGGACTGTTGCCCTGCATTCATCTGATTTCCCGGCGTCAGCGCTACGTGATAACCAGCTGGGATGTCGGTCTTCTTATATCCTTGCGTGTCATAGATGGTGGTGTTATGCCGGATCGCAAACACTGGACAATTCGTGTAGCCCAAGATGTTATCCCAGTAATTAGGGTGCAAGGATACGGGATCATAATTGTGACGGACGCCCAAGATGTCCATCGGTATATACCCGAATGTCGGGAAGCTGGTATGAAAGAAATAAATGCTGATATGGGAACTACCGGCTTCGCTTCCGGTGCTATATACCGGAATCGGGCTGCCCGTTATGTTGCAATCCCATTGAAGCACAGTCACTCCATCTCCGCCATACTCCAGGAACATTTCGCCTGGATAGATGTAGCCGACTAATGCCACGGATTATCGCCTCCTTGGTTGATTTCAGCTCTAACATATCTCGTTCATGGTCGAGCAAACTGCAAAGAAACTTACGAAAAACTCCAATGAAAAAACGCCCCGGCCTCACCGGAGCGTTGCGTATTCCTTAATGGGTCACTTTCGGGACATCTGAGAGTTCAATCCGTCCGCCAAAAAGCAAGTCGTTCCATTCCCTCAGTGTATTCGCGGCTTGCGCAGCCGCTGTATTGTTGCCAGGTGCGCGTTCCTGGTCCCCCTCTTGCTTCGCATAATAGTTGATCGCTTGTTGGTATGCCTGATTTATCGAATCAAGAATCGCCCAATCGTCGCGAGACTCTGCCACATGGGTTTTCGGATCTATATAGAAGAACCTGTCGTAGTACCCAGGCATAGGCTTCGCTGGAATCTCGGCCAACTCCGGCCCAAACAGCTGTTTAAATTTCGCATAATCGGTTTGTAAATACATTGGGAGCGTCGACTGAGTTTTCGGCGGTTCGCTGTATGGTGGCAAAAAAGAGTAGTCTCCTTCTCCCATTCTTTCACTTGATCCGTATGCCCAGGCATCGAGGACCCCGACGGTGTGGGTAAGCAATTCATGCAGCTGCTCGGCCTTTGGCCCGAACCTGTCCGTTACCTTCTGCAGCCTGGACGTGGCAGCCTCCAGATGCTTGGGTTGTGCTGTGATGCTCGTCGTTGTCGCGGGCTGATTCTTGCCCGGAGTGCCTTTCATTTCAAGGGCAAAGAACAACGAACCAGCGGCGACAACCGCCGATCCCGCAGCAAGGACGCTCATCAGCCAACGCCGGGGCCTGCGTGCCTTGACTGCCGCCTCTAGACTTTTTAACTCCATCAGCATTTTCGCCTTGTCCTCGGCGCTCAGTTTGAACTTGGGCATAGACCGGAACTCACCCGCAATCTCATCAGTATCACGCCAACTCATGACCCCATCCCCTTTCGAGCAGCTGCTGTTTCGCAGCTTTCAGCGCCCGGTGCAACGTGACCCGCACCTTGCTTGAACTCCATCCGAGAACCCGCGCGGTCTCTTTGCTTGACATCCCCATGATCTCCCTGCATATGATGACGTCCCGGTATCTCGGCTTCAACTTGTACAGGATGTCGATCAACAAGGCATGTGTGTCCCATTGCTCAACCGTGACCTCTGGAGATCCAATCGTCGACGCTAACCGGTCGAACACAAGGTCGCCCGCTGCGACCTCCACACGCTTTTTCCGAAGGTGGGATATGGCGACATTCCGAGCGATGGTGAGCAGCCAGGTCTTTGGGCTTGACTCTGCCCTGAATCGGTGAATCCCCATCATCGCGTGTACGAACGTTTCCTGCGTTAGGTCTTTCGCCAGTTCTGGGTCCCTGACCATATACGCAATCAACGAGTACACGTCGTCGGCGTAGAGGTCAAACCATTGATCGATCATCTCGCCCCTCCAGCCACGTTTTGCATGATTTGACGCACGAAGGGGTCGAATCATTTCAGTTGATACGAAAAAAACAAGCCCCCACCCAAAGGGTGAGGGCAGAACCAACGAAGGAACGAACCATCAAACGTGCAGAAGTGCGCCCCAGGTCTGCGGGCCCACCTTCCCATCCACCTCAAGGCCGCGCCCGCGCTGGAACTTGCGCACCGCGTCCTCCGTATGCTGGCCAAACACGCCATCGACAGCGCCGGGGCTTGCCCCGTGGAAATTGAGCAGGTGCTGCAGGTCTGTCACCTGCTGACCCGTGTCTCCACGGCCGGTAAGCGGCCGGTCTGCTTGTTTCGAGGCCTCGAGGTGCGACCAGGTATCCGGGCCGCAGACACCATCCACCGCGATATGAGCCGACACTTGGAACGCGCGCACGGCCGCGACAGTGGCCGGGCCGTAGGCACCATCGATCTGGCCAGGGTGGAAGCCTGCCCGGTACAGCAGGCGCTGACACAGCTGCACGTCCGGGCCGCTTGCTCCTGGATACAGCGTCCGGTGCAGGGATAACTTTGGCGGCTGAACGCTACCCGGGCGCGATGAAATGGGCGCCGTTTTGTCCCCGCGCAGCTCTGCCGCCGTGCCCTTGAACACGTCGAGGTCTACGCGACCTGGAATGCCCGGAACCTGCCCACCGTCAGTGTATTGCCAGAACGTCCAGTCATGCCAGGGGGCCGGAACTTGCGGGGAATCGACGCCATAATGCGCGATCCACAGCGGCAGGTCCGCCAGGGCGTCCCCCGTCAGATGTACGCGCGCGAAGGCGGGCGAGATATAGAGGACTGGCTTGTGCCCCGTCTTTTCCTCGACCCGTTTCGCCCATCGGAGTGCACAGTCGGCAAGCTCGGCGGGCGCCATTCCGGCGTCATCCTCGAGGTCCAGGACGGGCGGGAGTACATCGAATCCGCCAGCTGCCTCCACCGCCTTCACAAAGGCATCCGCCTCGTCCTCCGGTGAACTGGAACCGAATCGCGCGAAGCAGTACGCCCCGACCAGGAGGCCTGCGGCCTTGGCCGCTTTGTAGTTGGACGTAAAGGTCGGATCGTGCCAGGTCGCTCCCTCCGTGGCCTTCATGAAGGCGAAGGTGACGCCCGAAGACGCCACCTTCGTCCAGTCGATGACCCCGTTGTTATTGCTCACGTCAATGCCGCGCGCCCAGTCAGGATTAAGCTGTGCCACCTGCGGCCGCCTCCCTTTGCGTCTGTTCCAGAGCGGCTTGCGCCGCGGCTACCTCTGCTTGTGCCGCACTCGCCTTCGCCTGCGCGTCTTCCAGCCGTTTCTTGGCAGCCTCCAGCCTGGCCTGCGGATCGTCCGCGGCCTTGTTGCCGCTCAGTTCCGCCCCGGCGTCTTTCAGGGTCTTGACCGCCGCTTCGATGATGGCATCGATCTGCGCGTCGGTCAGATGGATTCCCTCGTGGTCCAGCCATGCGCGAAGCCACGCCACCGCCGCCTCCTTCTTGGGGATCTTGAGGATCCCGGCGGCAGCCGCCTGCTCGACGGCGTTCACGACGAGGTTGCCTACCTGCACGACCCTGGCCAGGGTCTGCGCCTGGGTGTGGCTTTTCAGCCACTGGACAGCATAGACCGCGCCGGCCGACAGGGCGAGGGACAGAACACCGACGAGCGCATTGACAACCACCGACACAACCTGATCCACCATGCGGATCAACCTCCTTGGAAGATTTTCAGGTACGCGGCCACAAGCGACAGTACAGCGACGGTCCAGCCGCCCCATTCGCGGATGGTGCGGCCAACAGTCGCGCGGCCGCGCGCCTCGTCTTGCATGGTCCGAACGTCCGCCTTCACCTGCTCCAGCTCTTCACGAAGCCCGTTGTACCGGCGGATCATCTCCCTGGTCTGCTGCATCTCGGCTTTGAGACCGTCGAACTCGCGCTGGAGCGCACTAAAAAACTCGAACAGGTCCTTGTTCGAGTACCACTCCCTGCTGTTGTCACCCACAGTCTGCGCCCCCCTCGCCTTTACTTCTACGAACGAACGTTCGTGCGAGCGTTGGTTGGTTCGTTCGCCTACCATTGGTCGGGGATGAGATCGAAGATGCGCGGGTCCTCCAGACCAAGCTGCCACATAGCGACGCCCGCCAGACCGTAGTTGAGCGTGGCCTCCTGCCACCAGTACGAGAACACGTTGAGATCCCCGTAATATGCGATGCTCGCCCCCTCCTGGTCGCACAAAAAGACCCGGCGCGTCCATACACCAGCGTCTGTGTGCTTGATCTGGACTTCAATCGGGCTGGACGTGGATACCGGGATCGCCGCGGAGTTGACGTAATCGTAGTCCGACGAGATGTCGATGTTCGTGCCAACCCGCGTGTCGTATTCCTCGACCCCGTTCGGGACCTGGAAGTAGCCCCATGGCTGAATCCACGTGGCCTGCGAGTTGCGCTGAATGCGCCCGACCTGCTGCGATCCCGCAGGCGTGACAATGGTGATCGACTCCTGCGGCATGTACGTGTAGGCGTCCCCTGCCGTAAGCTGGGTGCAGGACATCGTGGCGTTCGTCGCGTACAGACCGAAGGTGTTGGACCCCTGCAGGCCGCTGACTGGATCTCCGATCTTTTGCTTGTCCACGTACACCACATACGTGCCTTGCCTACAGCGGACACGCAGCTCGTGGCTGACCTTCGGATCCGTCTTCCCCATCGTCTGGCCGTTGAACACCACCGTGCCATCGGCCCTGATCCCGCACCGGTACGGCCCGATGATGATCCCGGCCTCGCCGTTGCCGGTGAATGAGAAGTTCGCCCACACAGCCAGGTCGGTGAATTGGGTATATCCAATCTGCAGCGTCCCGCTGCCAACGAGCGTCCCGGCTTCCGGGTATGTGCCTTGCACCGTCCAGGAGCCGGTCAGGTTATACCATGAATCGAGGCTCCCGCCCGCCCCTTGCGTGTAACTGACCCAGTTGTCGGCCCACACGGTCGCGTACTCGGGAGGGTGCCGGAGAACCTCTGCCGTTACCACATACCCGATGGACGGCAGGACCATGTTCCCGTTCGTGTCTTTCATCCGCTGGGGCCGAAGGTAAAACCAACCCTCTCCGCCGTCCATCACGAACGAGAAGTCCTGACAGACCACGAACCCATACAGATCGGCGCCGTAGGCCGACGAACCTCCCTCGAAGGTGAGCGTGTGAGACCCCGCTGCCAGAAACATGGTCCCGACATCGTAGTAGTGCGGAGTCCTAGCCAGCGGATACCATTGTGTGGGCTGACTGGCCGTGAACGTCCTGCCATCCACGGACACGGTGACCCGATTCATCGACCACCACGGGAAGTTCACCACCAGGACGATGTGATACGTTCCCGACGTCGGAACCGAGAAATTGTACGTGGCGGTTCCAGGGACCTCCTGGATGGTGGTTGGCTTACCCGTATTCGGATCTGTGGTCACGATGGTCTGCGGTTCCCGGGCCGTGACGTATGTGCACTGATGCCCGTCGAAGTACGACGTGCCTGTCACGATGGCGCCATTTTCGTCCGCGTTGGTCGAAGACGGTGCCCACATGGCGGCCACCTGCCCAGTGATCGTCGCCTTCTGGACCTTGTTGTACGCGGTGAGGACGTTGTCCCCGAAATAGTTGAACGTGACGGCCGGTGAATCCACCCGGGCGATGTCGTCAATCCTCATCCAGTCATAGACGTGCAGGAACACATACGGCGTCTTTTCGTCATCGTCCCAGAACGCGGCCCATGGGATGTGCGGTTGGCTCCCCCCGTGCGTGAACACGCCGAGCAGCCACGCCAGGATGCCGTAGTACGACATCGACAGGCCCCGGTACTGTCCAGCCGGGACCGGCTCGAAAATTTGCCACCGGATTCCGTACATGCCCACACCGAGGAATATCTTCTCGGGCGGGATGCACGTCACCGCGAAGTCGTACACGGCCTTCCCCCAGGACTTCGGTGTAATTGCCGCCGGCGCGCTCCCCGACCAGGAGTAGCCGTAGGACATGATGACGCACGAATCGAAGTAAGGCGCCAGCTTCGCGTAGTCGCACCAGTACTCACCGCCGAGCGATTGCCCGGGCCCGGTCAGGCCGGGAAGGTCCACGTGCAGGAGCTTACCTCGCGCGTGGCACAGGTTGTACACGCGCTGGAAGAACGCCACGGCCTGGTCGGTGTACTTGGAACTCCCGCCTTGCTCGAAGTCGAGGTCGATCCCGGCGGCCCAAGGGTACTGGTCCAGGAGCGCGGCGATGTTGCTCACCACCCTGTCCTGCAGGCCGCCCTCATTCGTCCAGATTGCCGACAGGTCCCCGGTGCTGAAATTGCCGCCCAAGGCCTGCACGGTAAGAAACCACTTTACCTGTGGATGCGCCAGGGCATTGTCTATTTGCGCCTGGGTCATGGTGTTTCTAATTGACCCGTCCGTGTTCACAAAGAACTCGAAGATCCCGACCTGGTAGAACTTCTTGGCCATCGAACTCATTTCCGTGTTGGAGCGAGCGAGATAGTTGACGATCCACGTCATGAACTTTCCGGTACTCACCATGTCACCCCCGAGGCAACGCACCATTCCTCGATCTCGAAGATGAAATGCCCCGCAACGGTGTTATCTTGCGACACCGAGTAGATCACGTCGCCGTATGGACAGGTGAGGAATGCGCCTTTCCACTCCGCCCCGTCGTTCTTGGGATCGCCGTTGAACGTGACCTGGTGCCTTGCGGAATCCACCTGCACCACGTCCCCAGGCTCCGACCACTGCGCGTAGTACCACGTCCGAGACCCGGAGTAAGTCGAGATCGTCAGGTGACTACGCCGCTCGTTGATGGCCGTGTTGGTCAGGTCAAGCCCGGTGGTCGCAGGGCGCTCCTGCGGCCGGTGGATGGTCACCGAATTGTTGTCGGGCGAAGTCATGGTCATGCCGCCTGTGTTCGGGATCACCACGTATGTGCTGCCACGGATCACGCAGTTGTAGTGCTTCTTCGGGACGATGTTCCCATTCTGATCCCGCGGCCGGACCAGCATTTCCTCGGTATTCGGGACCCATCCCGTGATGAGGCCACCGTCCTGCAGCATGACGTCCGTGACCCAGATGTCTCCGGTGGCGTTGGCGATGACGAACTCGACTTCGATGGACTCCACAGGCTTTTTCGCCTGGATTTTGGCCGTGTATCGCAAGAATGGGTTAGACATTGTCGAAGGACCACCTTATCTCGCTCGGGTGCCCAACCCATGTGGTTGCCACGCTGCCGCCCTGGAGCATAATGTCGGTCACGTAGACATCACCGGTGCAGTTGGTGATCACCAGCTCAATCGTGATTGATTCGATCTCCTGCCCGCCTTGCGGCTGGAACGTCTTTGCCCACAGCTGCATGGACCATCGCCCCTATGCGAGAGCAAAAAACTGCGTCTCGCGCGTGCCGTCTTTGTACTTGATCGTGACGTTGAAGCCCACCTGGCCACCGGCCAGCTTGACGACGTTGTCAAGCTCCACCTGCGCCGACAGCGTGTACTCCGAACGGCTCGCCGGATAGATGGTCTGCGACAGCGTCTTTGTGGCGTTGGGCGACCCCGTAGCGTGGAATGACGAGGTTCCCGACACTCCCTTGGTGTTGTCCACGTCCCACCCGTTTGAGATCCAGTAGGCAAGCCCATCATCGGCCCTGGAGTTGAACAGGTTATTGAACATGACCACGTCCTGCATGGCCTGGTTCACCGCGTCCGTCACATCTGCCACGGCGCCTCCACCGGCCTGGATGTTCGACAGCTGGTCGGCCAGGGTCGGCAGTGCCGTCTCCAGCTCCAGGGTGGTGTTCTCCGGCTGGAGCACGTCGATGGTGCGTTTGGCAACCCTGGCCTTTAAGTTCAGGCCGAGGTTCTGATCGTAGACGTTCACCAGGTCGCCGAGCCCGGGCACCGGATCCTCAGGCGTTAGAACGCCCGCCACCGTGTACGAGATCGTCGGCTTTGAGAGCACGGACAGCTGCTGCCTCCCCCACTGAAGCAGGTAAGACGGATTGGCAATTTCCTCGTTCTTGAGCGTCGCAGACTTGACCTGGCGCGGCTTACCCGTACTGTCGTACCAGCTGTAGTCCTCAATGTACGGCAATCCATTGTTCACCGGTGCGATGGACAGGCCATTGGCCCCGTAGACGTACAGGCGCGTCACCAGGTTCCGCGTGTCGATGGTGCGCTTGTTCGACTTCATGTTCTTGCCATAGGCGAACAAAAAGCCGGTGTCGGACCCGACCTGGCGCAGCAGGTGGACCTTCCGGCTGATGCTATCGAACTTCAGCTCCCCTCCGTACACGCCCGGGATCTGCCGGATTGCGGCCAGGCGGTTCGTGGACTCGGTAATGGAAAAGTCGCCTGGAGTCGTGATCTCCACCGTGCCGACCGACCAGTCCGTGCCCGACAGGATCGCCTGCATGACCAACGCAGGACCCACATCCTTGTACGACAGCTGCGTGATGGGATCGTACTCCGCGAGGTCGTACCAGACGGCCTCGCAGGTGACGTCGACCGTGGGAATGCCCTGGCCGGAATCCCAGCCACTCTCCATAACGCGGATGACGAACTCGCTCCCGCCGACCCGCACATGGTCCTCGTTCGAGAACAGCGCCAGCTTCGGATCGTTGGCTGGCAGGCTGAACGTGAGCGTTTCCTGCCCGTTCGTGTCCGTGATGAGCTGATCCTGAATCTGCACGGAAAAGGCCTTGTCGAGCACCGCCAACAGCTTGCCGCTGCGGTCATAGACCTTCGGATAGTCCTGCACGGCTCACACCTCCAGGCCCCAGGCCGTCACCTGTACCACTGCACTGTCAGGCGACACGATGAGCGGCGTGTCCGGCGGGAACTTGACCCCCTGCCCGAAGTCCATCTGCGCGATCTGGAACTGCCCGGCATGAACGTACTGCGCAATCTTGCTGGTGGTTCCATCGTCGGAGAAGTGCAGCATCCCCATGAGCTTCATATGCCCGATGACCGTGGACCCCATCTTGATGTCCATGTCGGTATCCGGCAAGGTCCAGCTTGTGCCCCGGATGTTGCTCTGCGCCCAGATCCCCATCAGGACGATGCTCTTCCCGCTGGCCGGCGTCCAGACCGTGTTGTCGCCCGCCGAGGTGCATTTCTTGTACTTGATGGTGTCCGGGATTCGGAGCCGCTCCGTCCCGCTGCTGGTCCTGGCGTTGGCGATGACGTCAGACAAGGCGATCAGCAGCTGCCCATTGTCGTCCACGCGAAGCGGGATCTCCGCACCGCCCGCGTTCACACCGCGCGCCACCACGGCGCCGATCCGGTTGGTCCCGGCCGGCAGAGCGCCCGACATGCTCACCACCAGCCGCCCCTGTGCGTCGACGTTGACCGGCCGCAAGGTCCAGTACGTGACCTGCACGTTCTGCTTATTCGCAGCCGATGTGGTGCGCCCGCTGTCCGTGTACAGCGGGATGACTCCCGTTCGTCCATCGGCGGTCCCGGGATAGAGCGTTGTTCCGCCGCTGTCCTGTGCGGTGATGTCTTTGCCGTCAATGAGCCGCTGGCGCGGGACGCCGCCGCCGTCCACAACCCAGTCATGGCTTGCGTCGATGATGGGCAGGTTGGTCGCCCTGAAGTTACCCTGCGCGTCCGTGTTGCCGGTTTCCGTCACCTGCACGGCGGCCCACAGGATGATGTCCTGCGCGTCCGCCGAGTCCTGGTAGCCGACTACCGGCACGTTGTTCGCACTCGAATCGCGTCGAGTCGTGAATCCGCCCGCCATCACAACCACCTCTCCCTGTACTGGAATGTCACGCTCACACCGGCCCCGGCCGTGTCCGTCTCGGTCACCATGTTCGCTCCAGGCCTCAGAACAGGGAAATCGCCCTGCCAGTACTGCAGGGCGTTCGCTCCGTTCTTCGTGACCGTGAAGTTTCCGGTGTCGATAATCACGGTGTCGCCGGGGCCAATCGTACCGGTGTACGTGACCGATATACCGCCGATGGTGAGGGTGACCCCGGCCGTCTGCGGCGCGCCGCCAGCGGCTCCGAGGTTGGTCGCGCCCAGGCCTGTGGCCTCGAACGCCGTGGAGGCCGAGGCCGGAGCGACCAGCGTGATGACGAGCGGGCAGTCGGCCGTCCCATCGTTTTGCAGGGATGTTTGCCCGCCGTATGGCGCCTCCCACTCGATCTGCTTGGCCTGGACCGCATACGCGAACGGATCCGAGGCCCGGAATGGCACCGTGAACCTTCCCTGTCGCGCTACGATCTCGACCTCGGATGTCCCGGAGCAGCGCGCCATGTAGTACTTGTCCGGCTCACTGTCGAGGATCAGCTGCTGGGCCCCGGCGCGCGGGTCGAGCCAGCTGGCCACCTCGCGGGCGCGTTGGCGCAGCTCCTGCTCGGATTCGGCATGGATGACGCACTCGAGGCTGATGGACCTAGCATCGTAGTCGAACCCGAGATCCAGATCGCCTGGTCGCCCGACCAAGCTGGCGAACCGATCCCGCGTCGGCGGCATGAGGTGGAAGTTCGACCGCGCCAGCCAGACGTTGTACTCACCCGAATGATGACCGGCAAAGGTGAACCCTGGGGCCTGGTTTGGCATCAGACCGGTCACAATCATGGTCAACGCCCCTTCCCCATGGCCCGCTGCACTTTGGCGTTTTCCTCGTACAGCTGCCGCATGGTCTTCTGGATGTTTTGCAGGTCCTGGTCATTTCGCACCGTCAAGTTTTCGATGTACAGGAGCGGCGCGTTCTGATTGATGGTCGGCCCGCCAGCGACCGCACCTGCCGCGATGCTCCCGCCGGCGGCGGTGGCAAGCGCCGGAGCCGGTGCGGCCATGGATGCCAACCCCGCAAGGGTCTGGGACGCGCTCGCCACCATGTCCTTCGCCTTGAGCATGCCCTGTGCGAGGCCTTCCGCGATGTATCCGCCATATTCGGCCATGAGCCGCGAAGGCGAGCTGATACCGAGCAGCTTGGCGATGGGACCTGGCAGAACTGACGCCGCCCAGCTGATGATCCGGCTGCGCAGCCATCCAGCCATCGCGGAGATACCGTTCCAGATGCCCGTAGCGATGTTCCTCCCGATCTCCAGCATGCGGCCAGGAAGACTTCCGAGGGCGCCAACCATTTGGCTGACGAACTGTCCGAGGTACGACAGGACCCGACCGGCGCCGCTCACAATGGCATTCAGGAAGCTGCTCATGCCGCTGCCAGCCCGGGCGACAAGCCCGGACGCCCAGGACGCCATTCGTGCGAACACGCCCGCCACGAAGTTCCCGAACGCCGCTGCCCCGCGCGCGGCGAAGTCGCCGATGAGGGCGAGCGCCTTGCCCGCGAAGCTCCCGATGAGCCCTGCGATCCTGCCAATGAACCACAAATTGAACAGGCCGTGCAGTAGGGTCAGCGCCCCGGACGCGATCTGCTTGACCGCCTCCCATAGGCCGTTCCAGTCGCCGGTGAACAGCGCCACGAAGAACTTGATGATCCCCGCGATCACGTTCACAGCACCCTGGATGACCATGACGATGGAGTTGAGATAGAACATCACGGTCTGGGCGGCGAACTGGAAAACGTAGTGGAAGATCGTCTCGATCCACTGCATGACCGGCTGGAGCACCGGCTGAATCCTGGCCCACTGCTGCGCGATGTAGTTAACCAGGTTCGTGACAACCGGGACGATGGCGGCGTAGGCCTGCTGGAACGTGGCCTGGATCTGGCTCCACAGCTGCAGCGTGATGTCCCGTATGCCGCCGAAATTGGTCTGCCAGGCTAGGTACAACAGACCTATCGCTGCCACTATGGCCGCCACTATCCCCGTGATGGGACCGATGGCGCCAAGAAAACCAGCGACCGCGACAGATACCATGCCGAACCCGGCTGCGATCTGCGGTAAGAACCCGATGAGCAACATGGTCGGCCCGACCAACAGCAGCAGAGCGGCCACCGCGGCCGCTCCGTAGGCGATGAAACTTTGCACCGGCCCGGGAAGCGACGTGAACGCGCTCACCAGGTTGCCGAGCACGGTCGCGGCCGTCTGCAAGGCCGGAGTGAACCGGCTCCCGACCGCAATCTCCACCGACTCGACCGCGCCGCCGAGCTGTTCGAGCGCGCCGTTCAGGTTGTTCTGCATGACCTGGGACGCCCTCTGGGACGCGCCGGCGGAGTTTTGCAGGGACTTGGTCAGCTCGTCGAACTTTTGCGGGCCCGCCTGCACCAAGGTCAGCATGCCGGATACGGCTTCGGTGCCGAAGATGGTCGCCAGCGCAGCCTGCTTCTGCGCGTCCCCCATGCCGCTGAGGCCTTTGGTCAGGTCGGCAAGGATGGCATTGAACGGCCTCATTTGTCCGTGCGCGTCGGTGACCCTCACGCCCAGGTCCTTGAGCAGCGCCGCGGCTTTGTCGGTCGGATTGGCGAGCCGGATGAGCGCCATCCGGAGTGTCGTACCGGCTTGCTCGCCGCGGATCCCGTTGTTCGCCATGATCTCTGTGGCCGCAGCCAATTGCTCCAGGGATATCCCCAGCTGGTGCGCCACCGGCGCTGCGTACTTGAACGTGTACTGCATGTCGAGGATGCCTGCAGCCGAATCGTTCGCCGCCTGAGCCAGGACGTCAGCCACCCGCGAGGCCTCGGAGGCCTTCAGGTTGAAGGCGTTGAGAGCTGCCGCCGTCGTGTCGGCCACCAGGGCCATGTCCTCGCCGCTTGCCACCGCCGCGCTGAGTACGCCAGGCATCGCCGCGATGATCTCATTGGCCTTGAAGCCCATCGCGGCGAGCATTTCCATGGCTTGCGCCGCTTCGGACGCACTCTTCGGCGTCGTCGCACCAAGCTGGATGGCCGCGTCCCGGAGTTTGCCAAGCTCATTCCCCGTGGCACCGGACAGCGCCTGCACCTTGCTCATCTCGGCCTCAAAGTCTGAGGTGGTCTTGACAGCGTGCCCGAGCCCCAGCACGATCCCCGTGCCTGCGGCGGTGACGGCGGCCCCGACCCGCTTCATCGACTCTGAGGCGGACGACATGCTCTTGGTCAGTTTCTGCGCCGACTCGTCGGCTAGGCTTTCGAGCGCGGCCTTCGCCGATCCCAGCTGCGCCTTGGCCGCCGCCACGTCGCCCTGCAATTTGTCCAGCCGAAGCCGAATCTCCGCGTAAATGCTTCCAAGGTCAGTAGCAGCCATGCACCATCACCGCCTTCCCAGTCCCAGCAGGAATCCCATCATGTCCCGCTTGGGTTTCTTGCCCTGCTCCAGGTACGACACGTAGACAGCTGCCGCCACGTCGAGGCAGTAGGCTGCGTAGCCGGACAGGCCGGTAAAAAAGGACGACGGCCGCTGCCCGAAGGCCTTGGCCGTCGCCACAAGTTCAATCATGGCGTCACTGTTTTCCACGAAAGGGGCGCAGCTGCTCGACCTCCCCGGTCACGTAGGTCAGCAGCGCCAGTTTCTGATTCAGCGTCAGCGGATAAATGTTCTGGATGTCCTCGTACTTCGGCTCCAGCAGGCACTCTTTTGCAATCGCATCGAGCGTCGGCATGAGCTTTTCAAGCTCCAGTTCGACGTCCGGCTGTTTGGCCGCTGGTTTTTTGCCCTCGAAGATCTCCTGCGCGGCGATTTTGAGGCTGTTCGGAAGCACCCCGGCCTTGAGGATGATGGGCGTGATGTCAATGCGCCTAACCCGGACCGGGATCGTCCCCTTGCCGTCCCAGTCCGGGATGTCAATGACCTCTCCCTCGGCCCGCCGCCGGATCTCGTCCAGGCTAATCGGTTTCCTGTCAGCCATGCGTCAGCCCCCTCACTGGAGTTCGGCAGGCAGCTGGTCGACAAACTGCCAGCTCATGTAGGACTCGCCCGTCGCTGGATTCTCCCGCGCGCGCATCTCGAACTCTGGCGTGCCCCAGTCGCCGTCCTGGAAGTCGGCGGTCGGCACGTACCCGATGCAGTACGGGAACTTGAAGCAGACGAAACCGTCGACCCCGCCGCTGGAATTGTAGTTGGCGACGTAGACTTCGGCCGCGAACGGCGTCCGGGTCCCTTGCTCGGAAACCTTCGGTGCCACCCAGCCGATGATCTTGGTCGGGTCCGACTCGTCGAAGATGAGCGTTCCGCCCGCGATGATCTGGGTGGCCTGCGCGTCGAACCGCGCGTCGGTGAATTGGAGGTTCATCCCCACGACGGTGTCCGTATCCTCGAACCGAGCCAGGACACGGTCCCCGCCACGCAGCTCCCCGTTGTCACCGTCGACTGTCTCAAGGTCCACGGAGACTTCTTGCGACGTCTTGATGCCATACCGCTGCGGGTTTGTCGGCATCGAGCCATCCAGGTTAAGCGGTGTGATCACCAACCCCCGGCACCCCTTCAGGTAGCCGGTCTTGGCCTGAGTCCCAGGCATCACTCAGTCCCCCTTTCAATAAGCGAGGCCGCCCGGAAGATCACCAGACGGCCTATGAGTTCGTTTTCGGGTTCGACGAAATCCATCCCCGCCTGAGGCACCAATTCGGTCTCGTACTTCGTCGGCGGGTTGTCCATGGTGTCGGTGATGGTGCGGCCGTGCAGGGCGGCGATGACAGAGCGCTCGAGGGTGTCCAAGGCGTGGAACGAGGTTTGATTGCCGTACAGCCGCACCTCGATCTCCTGCGTGCCCGCATACCAGATTCGGCTGCTCCCTACGCCTGGCACAATCTTCACCGTGGCGTAGGGCCTCGGCGCGTTAGATGGCGCAAGGTACGCCTGGTAGACCGCCGCCAGTCCCGGCACCTGTTTGAGCGTGAGAATCACCGCCCGCCGTAGGCTCATGCACCATCACCTCCACAGCTCCTGAAATGACCTCCGAACGTCCTGCGCCCTGGCGTTCCGTGTCGGCCTGAGGATTGCGTACCGGCCATCGTGCGCCAGCTCCAGGAACACGCCGTAGTCCACTGAGTGGGCCAGCCGGATGGCGATCCCCTCGTTGTTCAGCTCGGCGCTTCCTTTGAGGCCTGCCCGGGCGTTGCCGGTGCGGTCCTGCCATGGCCGGTTCTGCTTCATCTCGCCCTCCAGCTGCATCGCCCAGTACTTGGCCAGGGCCAGGGACGCGGCGCGCTTTCGCTCCACCCACCGGTCCAGGTTCTTCGTCACCACGTTAAGACCAGGCATGTCACGTCACCTCTTGGGCCGAGCCGTTGACCGCGTAGACAAGCCCATTGAATGAGCGCGGCTCAACGCGGATGACGTTGAATCTCCGGCCGCTGTCGGTCGTAAACTCGTCGTCCTCCTGGATGTCCGCGTCCCATGGCGCATAGAAGGACCACCCAGTCAGGCCGATGACGCCCGCCTCGTTGGTCTGGATCGTAGGCTGGGTGTGCTCGGGCACCAGGCGCAGCTCAACCGTCCATGACCGCGTCTGCTCGATCCAACCGCCAGCGCCGTCGTCCTGCCTGTCGCTGCGCACCACCGTGACCGTGACCGGGTTCTGCGCGATGAGCTGCGCATGGGCGGCGCGCAGCGTCGACACCACGTCAACCACTCTGGCAGCCCCCTAGCACGTCCGGCGGCTGGAACTCAAACACGCGGGATCCGAGGCCCGGAACCCGCTGCTTATACGCCTGGTACATGGCCATGCAGTGATCCCGGTAGGCCTCCAGGCTGACAAACTTGTGGGCCTCGTCTCCAGCCTGGCTGGATTCGAGGCCCCCTCGTTCGCTCATGGCCCGCGCCGCCTTGCGGAACCACCCCTCGGCTGCCGCGTCCTCAATGGTGCTGGCGTCGGTCAGCAGCTCGTCGATCTCTGCGTCGGTGAACCTGGTGTCGGTGTCCGAGCCGCCAGCCGGGATCACCTCGTCCACCATCCGGCGCAGCTTATTGCGCAGCTCGTCGGTTGGCGTCATGCGCCATCACCCCCGATTAGGGCAGGGTCAGCTCCTGCACCGCGTTCGCAGGCGCCGTGTACACGCCACGGCGGGCTCGCCCGACGATCTGGCTCACCACCAGGCGGCTCAGGTCCGGACCAGAGGCGTCCACCCGCAGGTCATGCTTGACCAGCTCGACGAAGTACTTCTGCGGGTCGATGAGGTACGCCTTGCCGGGATCGACGCCCGGGTAGGTGTACGTCTTCTCGCCGACCGTCACGCTGTAGCCATCGTAGAAGATGAGCGTGTCGATCTGGCTGATCGCGGGGTAGATGGTCCCGCCGATCTGCTGCCGCTGCAGGGCTTCTTCGATGTCCCACTGGTTGCTGGAGTGCGCCAGCAGGATCGTCGGACGACGCGGCGAGAGCGTGTCCTTGTTCTTGTCCTGAGAAGCGTCGATCAGGCCCTGCTTGATCGTGTTGCGCAGCTTCTCCAGGTACGTGGCGCCCTCCGTCGACGCGGCCGTCTTGTTCTTGGCCGGGTAGTTGTACGTGATGATGGGCGACAGGTGGATGTGGTTCAAGAGGGCGTTGTAGGCCTCGCCCATGGCCCGGTTCAGCTCGGCCAGCTGCCAGGTCTTGTCCCACTCCTGGATGTCCTCCGTGTACTCGAACCCGGCCGCATACGTGATGATGGGCACCGTGTCCTTCGGGCCGACCACGCGGGTCCCGAACTTGACTTCCTCCAGCTCCATGTGCTGCAGGAACACAACGCGAGCGCCGACCAGCGGAGAAATGTCCACGAACTCCGTGAGGTTGGAATCCGCGATCCGCCGGTAGATCGGCTGATACAAGAGCGGCACCTGCTCACGGCCCAGCTGCAGGTCCACGACCGTCTTCTGGACCAGCTGGTCAAGGCCCGCCGGGGTGGTGATCATCTCACCGATGGGCTTGGTCAGCTGAAAGACCTCCATCTCGCCCTCGACAATGCGGGTCTGGACCGTCTTCATCTCGCCCGTCGGCGAGACATACGGGATCCGCAGCTCATGCGTCCCCTTGCGGCGCTGTGCGCGCAGCGTTTCAAGCGAAATGACCTTCGGCATTCACCTTACACCTCCATTGTTGGCGTTTTGACTCAGACCTGCGGCCCGAGCATGAACCAGATGACGTTGTTCGCGTCCTTGGCGACCGTCACGCGGCCCACCAGTCGGTTGCCAGACCCGGCCTCCGTGGTGAGCTTCTTGTTCGTGTCGTCCCAGTACACCGGGTCGCCCGCGTTGAACGCATCGGCCGTCGTGATCTGGCTGGTCTCGTACTCGCCCTGCTCGATGTTCAACACCACTTCTTCACCTGCGCCCGCGCTATTCACGGCCAGGCCGAAGAACCCACCGGCCAGCACGAAATCGCCCTGATTGACAGCCGCAGAGGCCGTCACCTTCACCGACTTGCCATGACCAACAAAACGCCCCACTCAAAACACCTCCCAGAATGTGGTGGATTAGATGGACACGCGCTGAACCGCGAGACCATCCGTGCTGCCGCTTGCGCGGTTGTCATGGCGGCCACGAACCGGCGCAGAGCTGAACAGGCTGGACAGCGCCGTCTTGACGTCCTCCTGCTCCAGCATTTCGCCCACGGCCTTGCGGATCGCCGCCTCGTCGGCGTTGTCATCGACCCGGAGCATGCGCTTGACCAGCGGACGGGCGGCCTCAGCGACCACCATCTCACCGACCACCTTGTCGATGAGCTGTTCGTGCGCCTGGCGGGCCTGCTGCAGCTGTACCTCGCGCGCTGCCTTTGCGGCGGATACAACCGCCTCCGGCTGCGCGTCTCGGCCGATGCCAAACAGTTCGGCCATCTCACCGACCGCATTCGCCCTGGCCTCCAGCGCGCGGTATTGTTCGCCGCCGATCTCCTTGGCCAGGTTCTGAAAGTTCCAGCCCATCTCGCCGCAGATCGCGGCCATCGTCGTGTTCTTCGCCTGCAGCTGCTGGCGCAGCTGGGCAAGAAGCTCCTGCAGGTTCATCGTTTGACCACCTCCGTGATTGGGCGGTTCTATACCGCCGAGAGTGCTGTCCATCTCACCGACCGCCACCACCGACGTCGGCATCCCGGCCCGGTTGAGCGGCGTCCAGTCGATGGACAACGGTTGATAGTCCACCACGTCGATCTCGCCCGTCGCCGACCTGGACAGCTTGGGCATCCCAAAGATGGACACCTGGCGGATGACCCCGGCGCGGATCCACCGCTTCAGGTCGGCCGCAGCCTTGTCGATGACGCCGCGGAAATACGCCTTGCCGTTCTCCCACTTGGCCCCGACCCAGTGCGTGGCGGGTGGGAGAAACTGCGTGCTGACGTCCTCTGCCTTTTGATGGCCGAGGAACCCAGGCAGGCCAGTGGACATGACCTCGCCGACAATGCGCTGCAGGGCCTCCGGGCGGTAGTTCCAGCCGCGCTTCGACTTCCCGGCCGGGACCTCGACGACCACCTCCATGGGATCGTCGTCGCCCGCCTTGATCTTGGCGAGATCGGCCCACGGCGCGACCGGGACGTCCTCGACGCGCATCTCGCCGGAGACGGCCGCCGTGAGGCGCACCATCTCACCGCTTGCGGACTGTCCGGCCAGCTGCAGCAGGCTGTCCGGCGGAGTCTCGTTGAGATCCCGGTAGTGCCTGATCAGGTGCCGCGCGGCTTCGCGCTTCTGCTCGGCTGTCAGGTCCGGGTTCGCACGCGCACCGGCCAGCGCCGCCGCGGCCGCCCCGAGGCCTTCCCGGTTGAGCACTACGGTGCCATCGTCCTGGACCTCATGGTGCGGGCCCCACCAGGTCGCGGAGGGCGTATCCGTCAGGTCGCTGGACTTGATGACCGCGTACACCTCGCGGATGGCCGCCTGCACGCCGGACTCGTTGTTTTCGAGGCCTTGCACCAGGCGGTTGCGCAGCGCCGTCTTGTCCACGTCGCCCCAGGCCTTCGAGCTGACCGTGTTCTTGTCAATCCGAAACGCCAATCCCCTCACCTCCTTTCAGGCATTAGAAAAGCGCCGGGTTTACGGCGCTTCTCGCTACTTTGTGGTGTTTGTCGCAGGCGAGACCGCGTTCAGCGTGGTTCGCTCTGCCGGCCGCTGCGTCAGGACCTTCGGCTGCCACTGTCCGCTCTGGCCCTGGCGGACGAAGGTGCGCGATTGCGGATTGTACCGGCTGATGTGCCCGCTCATTTGGCCTCCCTCCTTTCGGTGATCTCGAGCGCAAGGCTCACACGCGGCGGCTCACCATCGTGTTCCTCGACGTGGCAGGCCACCACTCGAATGCCGAACGGCAGGGACGTGATCGCGCGCTGGATTTCGCCGACATAATTGAAATCGGCCAGCGTCACGGGACGGCTGACCGATTCGGGTGTCTCAGGTGTGGGCGGCGTCATGCCTTTTGGCCATCGTTCGTGCATCATGGTATCGCCCCATCCGGCACGGGCGGCAGGGTTGGCACCTCGCCGCCCGCGTCAAGGAATTCTATCGGCTCCGGCAGGCGGAACCGCATGATGTACAGGGCCGAGAACGGATCACTCAGGTGGTCCGTCACCGTCTGTCCCCCTGTCGGGAAGCCTATCGGCATGCCCTCCAGGCCCCTGGCCGTCGACTCGATGAGCCGCGTCAAAACAGGGTCACCGGAAAGCCTTCCATCCTCCCATGTGACCTCTGCGACCTCTTTTGCAGATCTCCATCGGAATCGTGCCGTGAACTTCATGCCGTTGCCAGCACCCCCAACACCCAGGCGACATATTCGGGATCGCGCTCGGGTTCGTACAATCCGTAGAACACCATTTCCAAGCCCATGCTCATGAGTTCATACGCCCTGCCGCCGTAATCCTTGCCCATGTACGGCTCCGTGAACCGGTCGAAGCGCGTCACTTCGGTCGGATCATACCCTGGGCCGAGCCACTTGAGAGGTTCACCCGCCGTCCGGTATTCGTAGAACGCCTGCTCCATTTGCAGCAGCTTCGGCACCCAGGCCTCGCAACGGTGCGTCAACTCATGCAGCGTCACAGACGGACTAGCCGAAGACCGCAGAGATATCGTCTCTGCCATTCCACCCCGTTGGTAGTACGATCTCTCTGTGCTCATTTTCGCAAAGATCTGCCGGCCGCGGAAGGCATCGACCCAATCTTTCGGCAGGTAGCGAAGCTGCCCCTTGATCCGTTGCACGGCTTCCTCGTCCGAAACTACCAGGACGGCGATCTCAGTGTCATCGTTCATCCGGCGCACCGGGTCCAGGACATCGCGGACGATCTCGGCGGCATTCTGCAGCTTACCGAGTTCGGCCTTGAACTCCGTCGACAGGCGATCAAACTCCGCCATGAGCTTCTGCACGGCCTCCTGATCTCGCCTTCTGTTCGCCTTGTAGATCTCCGCCGCCAGCTTGTTTTTCTGCTGCAAAATGGCCTCGACGCGGCTTTTGATGTCGGATATACGCCGGTCCACCTCTTGCCGCAGAATGCGTCCGACCTCCAGCACATCGGCCAGTGTACTCGTCCCGCGTGCCATCCGGTCCAGTGCATCTTGCACGTACTTCGGCACGCTTGGGCGCTGCTGCTCCAACAGACCCGGAATGGACACCTGCACGGTCCTGTCCAGTCTCCCGGGCCGCCGCAGGAACTGCCTCGGCAGGCCATTGTACCACGCTTCGATGTCTGGTTGAGACTGAGGATTGTCGGCCCACTGCCGGAGCCTCCGGACGAACTGGTCCGTGTCCTCCAGGCGAGGCACCACCGTGCACCGGCACCACGGGTGCGGCTTGCTCGGCTCGTCGCCCTCTTTCCAGAAGCCGTTCCCGCCGTGCGTGGCATAGGTGTCGCATATGTCCGGCTTCGGATGCGAGTTACTTAACCTCCAGTATACGCCTTCATAGCTCGGTGTCGCTCGGTAGGATTGGAGCGCACCTTCATGAAAGGCGTGGTGCAGCTCGGTCACCGCCAGGCGCATGGCCTCCATGCTGATGTTGCGTGGCACACCGAGGCGCTGCCGCGTCTCGTCTTTGAGCGAGGTCCACACCCCTGGCTGCATGTACTGCTGGACATAGCGGGCGAGAACCCGGCTGTTCATGCCCTGCGCGACCGCGTCCTCGACGATCCTCGTCAGGGCCGCCCTGGCACTTTGCGACGTGCGCCAGATTCGGTCGGAAACCTTGAGGCCGTCGTGCCGGGTGCGGGCCAGCACGGCAAGCACCGCCTGCTCGTTGATGGCGGCGAACATCGCGCGCACCGCCGCGGTATCAAAGACGTCTTTGGTCACGTCCAGCGCGACCTGTTCCGCGCCGTCCGTGGCCTCCTTCACCGCCAATCTGATCCCGGCATACACCGCGTCCAGAATGCCCTTGTTCAGCTCGTCGGCCGCCAGCTCCAGCTTCTTGGCCAGCGCGGTCATGTGCCCGGCCCGCAGCGTCCCCGGCGTCACGTCCTGGATCTGGGCCCGCAGACGTTTGGCCACCCGCGTGTAGACCGCCTTCACCTGCCGCGTGGTTGCCGCCTCCTGCTTAGTGAGGCGATCCCGAGCGGCCATCAGGTAGTCGGCGTAATCCTTGCGCGGGAGCAGGTCGTACCACTCGCCCGGCGTCAGGACCTTGCCCATCAGGCGACACCGCCATCAGACCCCGCCGGATTTGCCCCTGGCTGCCCCTGTGGCGCGTTTTGATCGCTCGGTGGTACATCTATACCTGTCCCGTCTCTCAGACGCTGTACAAGGGCGAAGCTGCGCTCGACACGGCGGCGCTCATCCTCGTCGGCCTCCGGGTCCACCCACGGCAGCATCTTCGGCACGAAGTCGCGCAGGAATTCGGCCGCCGCGTCGATGGAGATAAGCCCCGCCTCCACGCCGGTGGACAGGCCATTGATGAGCGTGTTGATGGTCTGCGCGATCTCCGCGTCGTCCTGCGGGCTGACCTCGTCCCATTCCATTCGCACGTCCAGGGAGTCGAGCGACCGGTTCTCGACCTTGGTCCACATGGCCAGGAACATCGAGCCCAGCTCGCCGAACGGTTCCTCGAACTGCCCGCGCTTGCGGTGGATTTTCCGCATGAGCGGGACCATTTGCTCGGACACCGAGGCCTTGGACGACTGGACCGCCGTCCCGAAGGCGAACTCCGGCGTCTCGGTGACGTCGACGATACAGAAAAACAGGAATTTGAGCAGCGTCGTGACCCCTGCCAGTCCCGAGTCGGCCGTGATGAACTCGGCGTCGTCGCCCTCCTGCATGAAAAAGATCTCTTTACCGGCGAAATTCAGCTTCTTGGAGTTGATCTCGTCGGCCGAGAAGTTGTCCGCCAGGAACTTCTGGACGTCCTTCAGCTTGAACTTGACCTTGGGACGGCTGAACAGCTTGGACCCCTGCACGGCGAACAGCATCACGTCATGATACGCCTTCATGAACGGCTCGACGGCCTCCAGCTCACTGACGCCGTACAGCTGGTATTCCTCGGACTCGTTCCGGAAGTGGACGATAGGGATGAATCCCCACGGGTTGCTCTCCGTTTTGTCCTGTGCCTTCACGTCGGCCGGGGCCCGGGTGTCGGCTGTGATGATGTGCTGCTCCGGCGTCCACTTTTCCTCGACCACATACTGCTCCACGGGTCTGCCGTTCTCGTCTTTTATGACTACCGGGTGCCGGATGACGACCTCGGCCCACTCCCCGGTTATCGGGTCCAGGACCGGCACTACCCACTCAGGCGGGATCAGCTGCAGCTGGAACCGTGGCTGCTGGCTGAACTTATCGGGATACCGCGACAGCTGCACGAACACATCGCCGTCCCGCAGGGTGTTGCGCACGGCCCGCAGGAGCTTGCCTCGCCAGCGGGTGAAGTGTTCCTCCAGCGCCTGGTCCGCATCGGGATCGTCGTGCGAGAAGTGCGGCACGCCCATGAACCCGGCCGTGGTGTTGATGATTGGCTTGGCGAACGCCGCGCCCAGCTTGTACTTCTCGTTCGTGTTGCGGTACAGATCCCGCGCCAACTGGTAGTCCACTCGCGAGCTGTCGAGCGTGTACGGCACGTAGTAATCCGACACGGTCCAGATCTGCTGCCGGAGCGCGTTGATCTCGCCCAGGGCGCGCCGCCACCAGGTCTGTCGCACGGTTTTCGTCCTCACCTCAGGCATAGAATCTCACCCCCTTCAGCGCCTCGCGGATGTCGTCATCCAGCGGCGGATTCTGCAGGTGCGTGTACAGGGCATATCGCACCGAGTCCAGCGCGTGGTCGTTCCGCTTGAGCGGCTTGTCCTCGCCTCGCTGCTGTGCTTTCGGGTCCCACACGTAGCTCGCGAACTCACGTCGCAGGTGCGTGCAGGATTCGTGCACCAGCAGGTTTTCCTCGGCCAGCAGCCGAGAGACGAGCTGAATGCCCTCCAGGACCGAGTTATCTGCCTCCACGACATGCAGGCCTCGCCGCCGCAGCTGCAGGATGAACGAGGCGGCCGCCGGGTCCAGGTAGATGGTCACACGGTCCCGAACGTCGCCAAGCCAGGCCTCCACGTCGTCGGCATACTGCGCGTCCGTCTTCTGTCGGCCCTCGTCCCGGCTGTGGAAGTAATACTCCCGCAGGACGTACCAGCGCCGCTCGTACCGGCCGATGAGCTGCAGCGTCGTCGGGTTCGCGGTCCCGTAGTCTCCACCGGCGATCAGCCGGTCGCACTCGTGCGGGTGCGGGATCTCGCGGACCACGTGCCGCGCTTCGTCCCACATATCGTAAACGGCACCCTCGGCCTGCACCCACAGGCCCAGGATGAACCGCTTGTACCAGAGGCCTGTGTACTCGCGCTTGAGGTTGGCCACGAACTCCGGGTCGAGGTTCAGATTGTCCTCAAGCACGAAATGCCAGGCCTTCAGGTCCAGGCCTTCGCGGTCCAGGTACTCGGTCTTGAGCCAGTGGAACGGGCTGTCCGGGTTTGTGGTCCCGAAGAACTTGGCCCCCGGCACCGACAGGCGGGACGTGAGCATCCGGAAGAAGCTCTCGGGCCATAGCGTGACCTCGTCGCCGTAGGCCCCGGCCAGCGTCATCCCTCGGATCTTGTTCTCGGCCCGCTCATCGTTGGCACCGGCCACGTACACCCGCCGGCCGCAAATGAAGGCCTCGCCCTCGCCAGCGTTGTACCGGAAAAGGCGCGGCCCCAGGATTTCCTCCAGCGGGTTCAGGATGTTTCGCCGCAGCGTCCGCTCCGTCTTCCCGGCCATGAGCAGGTCGCCGGGCGGGCCCGTGGCGAGAAAGTCCAGCCACCGCACAACGCTTGCGATGGTTTTGCCGCTTCGCACCGCGCCTTCCCAGATGTTCAGGCGCGCCGTGGAATTCCGGATGGAGTCGAGCTGCTTCTTGCTGAACCGGCCCCATGCGAAGCTCATGCCTGCGCACTCTCCCGGATCGCCTTGACCAGGTCGCCCAGGCTGTTGGTGTCGTCGCGGCCACCGCTGAGGATCCGGTGTTTCAGTTCGATCAGCTTAAGCTTGCGCTCCTGGACGCGGGTCAGCGCTTCCTCGATCCGTTGGATGGTGTCCACGACCGGCTGCATCAGGAATTCCTCGGACGATTCCTCGCCGTCCGGCCCATTTTTCTTGAACTTCGTCAGCTGCGCTACGCCCATCTCCTTGCTCTGTTGGAGCCGCTGGATTCGTTGGAGCATGCGCCGCTCCCGGATCTCGGTGAGCCGGATTTCGTTGTCCAGCTGCGCCAGGGCGTCCGTGTTGACCGCATGAAAAAGGACGCGCTCGGTGTCGTCGAGCGTGTCCAGCCAGATCGTCTCGTACTCCCCAGTGGTGACCGCGTTTTTGTTGCCGAGCGGCGGCCCGGTCGACTTCCCGCCGTGCATCCGGCACCGCCCGTTCGCCATGGCGTTGTTTTTGCACAGCGTTCCTTTACGGGTCTTTGCTCCGCATTTTGCCATCTCACCACCTTCTTGCATGGGGTTGTTTTCCGACTACGCCAGTTTGGTGGCCTCCTGCCCGGTGAACTCTTCCCATCTGCGCATGGCCAGTTCGCAGTAAATCGGGTCGAACTCGATCCCGTATGCCACCCGGCCCATCTTCTCCGCGGCGATGATGGTGGAACCTGATCCGCAGAACGGGTCGAGCACGCTTTCGCCCTCGGCGGTCAGGAACGTCATCACGGCCCTCGGTAGCTCGACCGGGAATGCTGCCGGGTGCGCCTTGACCATGTGCGACTTCTTGCCGCCCTTCTCCAGCCCGGACGATTTGGTGCCCAGCGTCGGGAGATCGGTCGTGGCCTGCGACTGTACGATGTGCCATACATCGTTCGCGTACTTCTTTAGCGGCTGTATCTTGTCGCCTTTCTCCGGTTCGCCCCACGTCATCAGGACCAGCATTTCGTGGGTGACAGGGTGTTCCATCCCCTCGACCATGCCGCTGCCGTCGCATACAGGACACTGGACAGTCGGCAGCTGCACGTCCTCTGCGTCCTCTTTGCGCAGCACGTAGACGACTTCGTGCTTGTAGTTCGGCTTGTAGTGCCGCGCCTTCTTCGTCCGCCTCGTCGTCTGGAAAATCGGATACGGAACCCCGGACTTCTCCCACACGATCTGCCGGTAGAACTGGAGCCCGCATTGTTCCAGCGTGACGACGTGATAGTGCGGGTATGAGTCCGGAGACACACCGACGTTCCAAGCCACGAACCGGCCCGGCGCCAGGTGCAGGAGGATGTTCGTGCCCACCTCGCGGATGAAATCCAGGTACTCGTCCCGCGCCTTACTGTCTTTATACGTCGCGTAGTTGATCCCGACGTTGTACGGCGGAGAAGTGACAATGAGGTCGACCTTCACGTCCCCAAGCAGCCTCCGCCAGACTTCGTCGTCCGTGCTGTCCCCGCAAATAAGCAGGTGCTGACCAAGCCGCCATACTTCCCCCGGCTGAATGCGGGCATCGACAATCTCCTGCAGGGCTTTTGCGACGTCGAAATGTTCGTCGTCCTCGTCGTCCTCCGTGAACCTGGTCAGCAAGTCTTCAACCTCGGCGAGGTCGAACCCCGTGATTTCAATGTCCAGTTCCCCGGTGTCCAGTTCCTCCAGGAGATCCTTCAGCTTGGGCATATCCCATTCGCCCTGGATTTTGTTGAGCGCGATATTCAGCGCCTTCTCCCGGGTGTCGTCCAGATCGACCACCACAACCTCGGTCTCGGTGATCCCCATCTCCTGGAGCACCTTTAGACGCTGGTGACCACCGACCACTCTGCCGGTTCGCTGGTTCCAGACGATCGGTTCCACCAAACCGAACTCCGCAATGGATCGTCTAAGCTTCTCGTATACCGGGTCTCCGGGATGAAGGTCAATGCGGGGATTATATGGCGATGGATTGATTTGGCCGACTGGAACTCGCTGAATGTTCATTGGATCACCCCAGTGGACGACAAATAAAAAACCCGCCGAAGCGGGCATGAGTGTCAAACGCATTAAGATGATCTTGCATTACGCTCAGTCAGGCATTTACCACAAAGCGGATTATGGTGCCTCGGAATTTCTCTCCATCTTGCAAATACTTTTCCGCAATGATGACACTTGTATGTATAGTTGCCTACCATGATGTCAATTAGGTAATTTTCGAGATAAATTGGCCCATATTTGAACTCGAAACTGTGAAGGTGAAAAGAAGAAGTTTGATTGTTTATGTCAAACTGCTCGGGATGGCTGCTAACAAGCACAACATTCTCACTATAATTGGGAATCACAGTTTTTATCCCAGGCAAGATGTCCAAATCTCCGGCAATGATAACCTGAACGAAATTTGGGTTCTTAATAGTTCTCTCGACCAATGTAGCAACCAGAGTGGTGTCAACCATCTTTTCTTCATAAGTGTCGTTTTCAATGGCCCGAATCATCCACTGTTTTAATGGTATCGAAAATACATTACTAACATCGTAACCGGCTTGACTCGCAGAGTACACGAACTGGCTTCGGGCATATGAGCCATTCGAAATCCTCGTCAAATCTCCCCAACTTGGATCAGCCTTAGACACATCTATGATTGATGTGAAGAGCATTAGTTCGGCAGGCTCAAATGGACGCCCGTAAAATTGCCCAAGCTGCCTTTCAATAAACTTAGTCAATTTTTCGAAGTCGATGCGAAAATGTTCATTAGGGTTCTCAGTCTTGGCAGCCAAGATCCCTGTAGCCTTACAAATTCTAAACAGCCATGTACCATCAATAAATACATTGAATTTGCCCACTCTCATCACCCTCCAGCGTAGTTATTCTACGACCAGAAGGTTTTTCCTCCTGACATCTGCTATAAGCAAAACACGTGTCGTTCTTTCGCTGAGATTTCATTGGTATCCGCACAAATAAATCAGGACGCTCCGTACCGATGCACACTTGGAACGTCCTCGGGATAGGGGATATTCACCGTCGATACCAACATAACGCGTTAGACAGCTCCCAAACTCCAAGAAAACTCACCAAAAACTCTATTTCTGCTCTTGATTCAAGAATGCCACTACCTGGGGCACGAACTTCCCGTCGAGCGTGTACGTGTATCCCCACGGGTTCCGGTCGGTGTAGTGCCCGTAGGCGAACTGTCCGAGATCCGAAACGATCCGGTGCAGGTACAATAGCGCGGTCACCTCATGCTTCTGCTTCGCCACGTCCAACAAGGCGATGGCGTTGTCCAGGTCTCTCAGCACCAGCTTGGCTTCATTCCCGCCGTTTTGCAGGAGATCCTGTGCCTCTCTCAGCTCATACTTTATCTGCGGGTAGTTGTCCAGCTCCCAAGTGGCCCACTCTTTCGACTCCGGGTCCTTGTAGTCCTCATAGCCGTTCCATCCCACAATGCCATTCATCTCATCGTGCACGTGCGCGATGATCTCCCCGGCATTCTTTGTGCTCGCCAGGGCCGCCTGCACGCTCTTGACCTTCTCATCGTCGATTTTGGGCAGGGTCAGGCGGAAGCCAAGGAATATCCCGACGACCACCACCACCGCACCGACGACAAGCGCCACCACTTTCCACAGATTCACGGTGATCCCCCCAACGTTCACACGATATTGCGCAAGCAGATAAGCAATTTGTCCATGGCCTGATTCCGTATCACGAACACGTTCTTCTCGCTGTATCCCATCGCCTCGGCCGTCTTCCGGATGGGCCACTGGCGGAAGTACCGATACTCCACAAATTGACGCTCCACATCCGACAGGCATTTCAGTGCTTCGTCAATGGATTCCACGATGAGCTTGTATTGCGCGATCTGTTTGTGCAGGTCCAGGGCCCGTTTGGATTCGATGCGGTCAATCGCATACTTCTCGGTCGACGACGTGATGACGAACGAACCATGCGAGCCTCCGACAAGATCGTACTTGGCCGTCATCGACGGCATGATCCAGTCCAGCTGCTTTTGCAAGTTGCGGATCCCCGCAAGATAGGACTTGTAACAGCGTAGGTGCGCTTCAATCGCGCGAATCGCCTTCTTCCGCAAGTCTTTCTTGGTCATGCGCACCCCTCCCTAGTCCCGATCAAGCCCGATAACATGCCATCCGTCCCGCAACCTGCTGTTCAAGTCTGAGAAAGTCAGCGGCTCGTACACCCATACGCGCTGCCCCTCCTCCATGCGCCAGAGAAGATGCCAGCGAACGATCTTCTTCTTTCGGCGGCCCATTCAGACCACCGCCTGTAGGTAATCCAGAACCACACCACGCCCAGCGGTCACGCGTGGACACCGTCGCCGAATGGTCTCATACGGCACAGACTTGCGCCCGCCGCGATACATCGCCACCCACCATTCGTTCAGGTCAGTGAACGGCAGAACGTAGAACTCATCCAGCGTCGCGAACTCGATGAGGATGAAAGCGATCCCGCCCTGGTCGTGCCAGGCCTGTAGGAACTCGAACTGATGCTGCTCGATGTTATCCAGCGGAAACCGTGTCTCCGTCCGGGTGGATTTCGCGTCAAACGCAATCGGTCGACCGGCCGCAACTCCGACAAAGTCCACCGTGGATTTTCGTTCCGGAAACGCGCTGATAATCTGTCTCCCGTGCCTCACCACTTTCCAGGGCGTGGCCACCTTTTGGATAACCGCCAATCCCTTCGCCTGGTACTGAGCGTTGGCTACGTAGATCAGCTGCTCCAGCGCCGCGCCCCTGTTTGCATAGCCGATTTGCAACTCTCATCCCTCCGGCGCGCTCAAACAGCACCAGAACCGGCGTATTCACACCGCGGATGGTTCGCGTCCCACGGTTCGATGTACAGGTTGTGCAGGGCCTCGTACACAGGGCACGTGGCCTTCGGCGCCCCGTTGCACCCCGGGCACGCGGCCGCCATGGCGACCTCAGCCAGGTCGTACACGTAGTCCCTGCCTTCCTCCTGATAGACCTCGTCCCGGATCCGCTTCATGTACCGCAGGAACTCCTTGTGCGTGGCCTGCATCGCCGTGTCATTGATGACCCCGATGGTGACCCCGGCGCTCTTGCGCATCAGGATTTCGCGCGTCCGTTGATTGACCGGCTTTATCCAGGTTCGGAGCGCCCGCTCAATGAAGGCCCGGCCGCGCCTCAGGTCCGCAAGCGCCTCCTTCTGTAGGCGCCCTGACACACGGTCGAGGACCGTTCCCACCGCGGTGACCGCCGCGCTGGCCATAAGGTACGACTGCTGTTCGTGCGCGTTCATATAGTCCTTCACGGCGATACCCCCTAGATGACCGTTCTATCTCTGCACGCCTCGCAGGTGCGGTACCACGTGCCTGCCACAATCGCGAGGCTGAACCGGCCCGCCCCGCACTTGCGGCAGATTCCACTTCTCGTCTCGGATGGCCTCTCGGCGCGCCTGTGTTCGGCCCGTTGCCTCTTCGGGAGATCCGGTTCGTCGCTTGGTTCGAACAGGTCGTCCAAAAAGGAAGCCTGTTCAGAATTCCGCTTCATCACCTTCACCATCATCACCCCCGTCGGCGCGCCGAGACGCTAACCAACGAATCAATGAATTAACCGATGTTCATACATTCCCGCCTTCGTTGGATTGAGCCCGCGCGCCGTTTCAATGCCTCACACTCCAACGGTTTCCTCGACATTTTCCGCCTGTTTCGGCTCAGCCAACGTCTTCGCCACGAAGAAATTCCCGTACTGATCGCGCTCGAGGTAAGCGTCCGGGACTGCTTGGGATACACTCAGCTCCGCACCGCATGCGCGGCACCTGCACGTCCCGGTCCCCTCGTACAGGTAGTGGCGCCCCCGGTCTCCGCATGCGGGGCAGTGGTAGTAGGTCTTGTACTTCTTGCGCCCGAACTCGTCCGTTTTGATACCGGTGCGCCAGAACTCTGGAACCGACTCGCCATCGGCAGCTTTATCAGCGATCTCATTCGTTCGCCCGGAAAACGCTGCCCATGTGGCCTCCAACCGCTCCGCGATGGTTGCGCCGCTTTTCGGTCCTTCCACGATTGCGCCGTCCACGCCGACCCTTGGGTACTGGCGAGGCCTGCCGACGGTCTTTTCTGCCGTCCTGTCCGCTTCCGAATGCCTTCGCGCGAAGTCCTCGAGGATCTGATCGATGTTCCGCGGTTCCACTGCCGTAGCCTTGGAATCCGCCTCCTTCAGGGCGTCCCCCCTCGCGGCCTCGAGTTCTTCCTTGGTTGGAGGTACGACCACAGACCCAGAGTGCCGTGCGATCAGGAAGTCCAGCACCCGGTCGATAAGTTCATGCTCGTACTCACCCGTGGCCTCAATCGTCACGCCGTCGATCCGCACCTTGGTCGTCACCGCTCCATCGCCTCCAGCCGCCGCTTGTCCACCGCGACGACTTCGCCAACGTCTCCTTCAAGCAGTCGTCGCAGATGGTCGATCTCATCCCCATGCACCGCATATGAACATCCAACCTGCTTTTCAGCGCCAATTACGACTTCCCACGCTTGAGACGCTACTTTTTCCAACGCCTCCAACCGCCGCCTGTCCACCACCGCCAGCCCCACTTCCTCCAACTGCCGAAGCTTGTGGCCGCTCAGGATTGCGGCAGCTCGTTGGCGCACGTCCCGGATATCGTCAACGGTGCTGGCCATGATCCATATCCTCCTCCCGTCGCGCACACTCCTCGCAGCGGAGTCTTTCCCAATCCTCCGAACTTCCCGGTTTTGGAAGCCCCTTGCACCATGTACAGATTGGCTTCCAGCACACGCGACAGTAATCGGCCACTTGATTGCATCGCGAGCAGAAAACGCGAGGCTCAACATAGAAACCGGGCGGAGGACTCTGGAACACCTCAAACCCTGCACTCTCTAATGCGCGCATGGCCTCCTCGCCTATGATTGCGGCAGCCTGTACGCTAGTCACCCCTCACACTCCCCTTTCGGCCCCCATCTTCGCGACCGTCTGCCCGGCCATGAACTTCCCGCAGTAGCACGCCCCGACGATCCGAGACTCGTTCCAGCAGTAATCCCCGCACCTAGCGGCATTCTTCCCGGTCTCTCTAAGGGCCCAGGCCCGCAGCCCCGCCCAGCAGTACCGGGACGGGACCGCGGCGTCCAACCTGTGGACCCAATGCAGCCGACGTTCTATTCGCGCGTCCATACCAAACACGCTCCTTCACGTGTCTGCCTTCGTCACAATGCGCCCGAGCCTTAAAATTGCGTCGTCCAGGTGATCCCGCACCTCTCTCAGCGTGTCGACGTATGGGTCGTAGGACCGGCCAGCGATAGTGAGGTCGATCCCCAGCCGGTGCGCTGTGTCGCGCTTGCGCTGCAGTTCTCTGTGCAGTGCGTCGATGCGTGCCTGTTCGCTCTTGCTCGGCTTGCTCACGCTCGGCACCTCACTCCACCAGTTCGTCGATGGTCGTGCGCGGCGACGGCACGATCCGAAATGAGATCCCCTTTTCCTCGGCATCCAGCGCATAACTCTCTGCCTGGGACCTGGTAAGCCAGCGAACCGGCCTCCACCCGCCGTCGATTTGAAGCCAGACGTCATACCTGCCCTCATGCGCGTTTTTCATTGGGATCACTCCTTGATTTCATGCAAGTGGAAACAGTTCTGGTGCAGATTCACGTACTCCCGACGCGGCGGGAGCAGCATCGCCATCGTCACATCGTCCGGCACCAGCTCGTACCGCGCGTCCCGGATCTCGTCCCATGTCGGGTAGCGGTTCGGGTGGCTGATGGACATATGCCACCCGATTTTCCGGTGCCGCTCCACCAGCACCGTGCACTCCCCGAACCGGTAGGCCTTGCACCCGGGCCAGACCTCGCCCAGGTACACAGGCTTCATGCCCGACCAGCGCCGGCGTGCCGGTGAACCGTTCCAAACTCCGTCGCAGGGTAGACCATTTCAAGCATGTACCGGTTGCCGCAACCGTCGCAGATGTGCTCGTACTTCATCGGGAAGTCGGGCCAGCCGAATCCCGTGGACTTGAGTTCGCCGCCGCACTCTTCGCAGAAGGCCCGCACCTGTACCACATGCACCGGCGACTCCTTGATGATCGGCATCAGTTCTGCCCCCCTGCCTTGGTCAGTTCGTTCACGCACGACCCGCATACCAGCTTCCCAGCCAGCGTCTGCATGTCGTCCGTCGCCTCACCGCAGAACACGCACCCACGCTCATAACGGCGGATGATCACTCGCTCACCATCCACGAAGATTTCCATTGGGTCGCCCTCGTTGAAACCCAGGGCCCGGCGAACCTCCTTGGGGATCACCAACCGCCCCAGGTCGTCAATCCTGCGAACCACTCCCACAGCTTTCATGCTGATCCCCCTCTTCAGAACTTGATCTTCGTGCGCCGGTAGTCCCGGCCACTGAGTTTCACGACCACAAGCCCCTCACACATGCGGCTGAAATTGCGCGCCCCGATCTTCGCCTGCAGCTGCTCGCCGTTCAGGTTCGTCGTGTACACGGTCGCCATGCCCTGTCGAGCGTTCATGACCTCGAAAATCTTGGACTCGGCCCAGGACTCATCCGCGTTGCCGCTGTACTCGGCGCCGATGTCGTCCAGGACTAGGACATCGACCGTTCGTAAGGCCTCCAGCACGTCGTCCTCAGAAACATCCGACCGCCGGTTATACGTGGCCTTGATTTTCGTCAGGAGGTCCGGCACCGATGCGAAGATCCCGGTGTACTCCCGGTCTATCAACGCCCGCACCACCGAGACGGCCAGGTGGGACTTCCCCGTCCCGTAGGGCCCGACGAAAAGCATGTTCTCCGCTGGACCGGTTCCGAACCGTTCCACGTAGGCCTTCGCCGCCGCCAGGGCCTGACGTTGGCTGTCTGTCTCGACCCTGAACGTCTCGAACCGTGCGTTTTTGAGGCTCGGTGAAATCAGGCTCAGTCGGTCGAACAGCGCCCTGATCCGCTCCGTGTGGCGCCGCTTGTTCTCGGCCATGATCTCCCGCACGATCCTCAGTTCCTCACACCGGCACCCCAGCTTGAACCGCCCGCCAGGTAGCGACCCTTTCGGGATGACCTCCACCAGCCTGACCGTCACTCCACAGCCATTGCAGAGCTCTTGTCCCAACTCGCGGATCTCGAACAAACCCGCGTACCGCTGCAGGACGGAACCAATCGGTTCCACGGTGAATCACCCCCTAAAACCCCAATTCCTCCGAGCTGTACAGAACCTCATTGGAGCGATCCGGTCTCCCGCGTACGCGGGTGCTCGGCGCCGCTCTCGGCTGTCCGCGAGGCAATGCGCCTCTGCCCTCTGTCTGCCAGTTGGACAGGATGCTGCGGACATACGACAGCTTGCGCACGTTCTGTACAGCCGCTTGCCTGATGGCATCCTCAATCCAGTCCGCGGGATACTCATCGACCATGGCTGAAAGTTCCTCCTGGACCATGGACGACAGCACACCAATCTCCGATTCGTAGGCCTTTGCCACTCTTGCCAAAATGTTGGACGACGACAACGACGACGATCCTTCCGCGCTGGATTCCGTCTCGCGCTCTTGATCACGTAACTCTTCAGATCCACGTATGTCGTCGTTGTCTTTATCTCTGGTTTGGTTAGGTAAGGTTAGGTTAGGTAAGGTAGGGGCGTTACGGTGCGTTACAGTAACGCGTGAGTCACGCGTTACATCGTCATTACGTGATGCGTTACTGTCAGCGTTATGTTTGGTCGACTGTTGTTTCGAGCGAAATCTTCTTTGACGCTCCGCATTCTGCTGCCGCTTCTTTTCAATGTCCTCGATGAGCTTCCCGGCGTAGTCGTACCAATCGTGGATGACGAGTGATCCGTCGTCGGTACGGTCCAGAAAGCCTGCGGAAATGAGCGCGTTCAGGAGTTCATCTGGATCGCCATCCCAGTACAATTCCTCGGCGATTTCCGCGGCATCAAAGTCGGACAAATCCCCATCTTTCGCGTACTCGACCGCCCACCACCACAGAAAATGGAGCATTCCCACGGCGGTGGGCAGGTTCACACCCAACGCGCGCGCTAACCGTTTTGTCTTTGGATGGTGTCCAAGGCTGCTGTGCGATTCGATCCACGCCACGTGGTGTTCACCTCCGGTCGAGCAGATCAGTCGAGCAGTACAATTCAATCCGCGAACGGGTCCTCTTCAGGCCCCAGGTTCAGTCCTAACGAGGTACCTTCACCAGCTTCGGACTCGGAATCGTTCGCCGGTTCACCATCATCTGGACCGGAATCGTTGTCATGGAGAGCGTCAGAGGAGTCGCTATCCTTGACTTCGAATTCCGCGTCGATGATGTCGTTCTGCGGCGGCGCGCCCTCGCCCGTTTCTGCAGCAACGTCCCGCGAGTATGCCTCCTGCATTTCCACGGAGAGGATGCCCCACCGGCCGAGCAGGCTTCGTATCACTGTCTTCAAGGCCATGGCCTCGTAGTCGCTGTCCCAAATCTTGCTGGTCTTTGAGAACCGCTGGCGGTGCGCTTCGATCTGGTCCCTGGTCCAGAAGACCGTCTTTGTGAAGCCATTCAGCAGTTCAAAGTACCCGGCGTAGCCTTCGACCTCGTCCGATTCCTTGCGGCGCGGGTCGTATACCAGTTCCTCCGTCAGCGGGTTCCAGGAGACCAGCTCGCCTTTGTAAATGGTCACTGCGTTGATGCGCCGGTACTGCCCGCTCCGAAGGGCCAATTGGATGTAGCCGCGATAGCCCAACTGAAACGTGGCCACCACTTGCCCGGACTTGTTGTCCCGGTACGGCACGATCCATGCGTATCCGAGATTGCGGTCAACCGGCAGGTTCAGCGTTGCCGCCACCATGCACGCCGAGATGATCGACATCGGCGTGCAGGCCTGCAGGTTCGGATCCGCGTTACAGAGGTTGATGATGCTACTCATGAACTGCGGAGCCCGATTCTTCAGAACCTCGTCGAACCGAGATTTGATGGCCGGGGTCCGCAGGTACTGCTTGATGACGGCGCTGAAACTGGTCGCGCCTCCGTTTCCGTTTTGCTCCGGGTTTTGCTGCTGGTTCTGCGCCCGTTGCGCGAGTTTGTCTCGTACGGCCGCCGTGTTCGCTTTCGCCACGTGAATACCCCCTCACGTCACGAAATGGTGAACCGCCGAGTCACGCTGGTCTTCAGGAACTGCTTGAACAGCTCCGGGTGAGCAGCCTGGAACGCCTTCGTATCGAACCGTTCCGTCCGAACTGCTTTCCAGGAAACCTTGTGGAGACCGTGGCGACCCACTTCCCTGTCTCCGAGATAGGCCTTCAGCTCGTTCGCTGCTCGCTGCTTGCGTTCCTCAGCCTCTTTGATATCCCCGCAGGCCTCGATGTACTGCTGAATCCAGAACTCCATGTCCTCTGGCAGCTGGACCTCGTCCGGGTTCGTCTTTTCCGGTGGATACAAGTAGTCCAGGACGTTCACGGACGAAATGGAGCCGTCTAACTCAGGCGGTGTCCGTGTCTCCACGCAGTGCCAGAAGTCCTTCTCGATCTGCACCAGGTAGTCGATGAGCTGGTCGTCGCGTTCGACCTCAACCTGGTGGTACTTCTGCCCACCGATCAGGACCGCGAAGAAGCCGAATTCCAGGCCAGTCACGGCGAGATAATGCTGAAGTTGAAGCATGTAATGGTCTGGGACTTTGTCGTCCTCCCAATCGCCGGAATGCCTCGCGCCTGTGCATTTGACCTCCAGTACACCCCAACCACGCCCCGGAATGTGCACCAGGCGGTCGATGTCGGCAATCATGAAGTCATGCTCTGGGTGCCGGAGCATGGCGTTCCTGCGGCGAACCAGGTATCCCGTGCGTTCCTTGAACTCCTTGGCGACAAGCGGTTCCTGGAGCGTTCCCCAATAGGCGGCCTCGCCAGCTTCCTCCGGCTCTGCAGCCCCGAGTTTTTCGAGATACAAGCTCGTCGGCGATTTCCACGGACTGATCCCGGCCACGGCTGCGGCATCCGAACCGCCGATACCCAACCGCCTCCATGCAAGCCACTCATCACGGGAGAGCCGCGAAGTATCGATTAGCACCAGCGCAGATGTATACCGATCCCTGCGCAGGCTCGCCTCGGCTCTCGCAATCGCCATCAGTAGTCCACCCCCAGGACCGCGCTGTAAACGTAGGAGTGTTGCCGCAGGTACGACACCAGACAATCCTCATCGCAGAAGACCTCGTCTTCGTACACCGTGACCTCCTGCCCCTCGTACAGCTCACCCTCGCAATAGCTGCAGCTACTGACGACATTCGGCTCGGGTACCCTGGTGATGTAGTCGTCGATCATCGCCCGAATCGCTGCGTCGCTTGGCATGGTTCTATGCCCCCCTTGTGTTCGTTCGGGGCCGCCGTTAGAATGGAACTGAGTTGATTGAGCCAATCCATTGGCGACCCCATTGAAGGTGGCACGTGGCAGCGTGCCATCTTTTCATTCCAGTCTCTCTGCCAGCCTTTCCGCCAACCAGCTTTCTACTTGGTGCCGGTCAAGTTCCCACCGGTCTCGGTCGAATCCCGCAACGAAGTCCCACTTGAATTCCTTGTGATACCGTTCGGCCGTTTCCGGATCCGTGACCGTGCAGAGGATGCTGTATGCGAGGTCCGCTGGACCCGAACCGCCATAGCCCCACTCCATCCCGGTTGGACTGTGCAGGACCTGATGTTTCAGCGGAACTTGCCGGCCTCCGATGACCTCGTTGATGATGAGACCTTGTTTCGTCCGCATCCCGACGTAGCCATTCACCAACCCGGTAAGGACCGCTCCGATGGTCTGATTGCTGTCCTCGTTACCGCGGGCCGATTCGGCCTGAACCTTGCTGTAGCACACCTTGCCGTATCCGATTTCCCGCCACCGCGGATTTCTCAGTGGCCTGTGGCACCGTCCGCAAGTCGTGTTCACGATGTCCATTCCCTCCTTCACCTCCCGATGCGACCGATGTACACGCCTCTTGTGTGTGCCCCCATCCGTCTGTTAGGATGGGGGCAAGACCCTATCCTTAACATCTCGGTTCGCTTCGGACAGCGTCCGAGATTTTTTCTTGGATGCGCTTGAAGTCTCCATAGAACATCAACAGATCGTCCATCACCATGCGGAGTCCGTTCCCCATGCCTGCCTTAAATCCAAGCTCGTATTCACCATCCGTAGAGGTCGAGCGTGGGCACCTGTCTGCCATCCTTTGTAGGGAAGACAGGAAAGCTCGAAACTGCTCGTCGAACGCCTGCATACGCAGAACCCCATCAGCCAAGGCACGGGACCGTTCTTTAATGGATACCTGCATCTTCTCCCTCCTTACGCGTAAAGGGTCTGCTTCAACTGCTCCACCACTGCCTCATACCGCAACACGCGCTCCCAACGTCGGGCATCCGCACCGAGCATGTCTGCGATATACCACCCGATGATGTCGCCGCTCTCGGTGACCTCCGCCCACTTCTGAAGCATCTGAATCGTGACGGGCCGCTGGTTGTGTTCGATCCGGGACACCTCCGTACGGTCGATGTGCAACATGCGTGCTACGTGGGCCTGATTTAATCCCTTCCGCTGACGGCAAATTCTCAGGAGCGTGCCCAGGTCCATCCGTTTACCTCCTCTCATAGACTGGCACGATGAACGCCCGAGCCGTCCCGGATGCGATTTCCTTCGACCACACCTTCTGCGCCGCTGCGAGTTGCTTTCGCGCCAACTGCACGCTTCCGCAGAAGCCCCACACCCCGGGTCTGGCCTCCGAACAGACGATAACTGCGTGGGTGTAATGCCGGTCGGTTCTTACAGTGGTGCGCGTAAACTCGACGCCGCCGACCTCTGCGACGAATGTGCGTTTTGGCACAGTGCGTACCCCGCTTTCAGCAGATGTTGAAGTCGTACACGTACTGGTGAAGGACACTCCGCGCGTCCGCCAGTTCCCGTTTCAACCGCGCGATCTCGCGTTCTGCGTTCAGCAAGGCCTGTGATTGTCGCGTCACCAATTCCTCCAGAGATTCGACTTCAGCGAGCAGACGTGGAACGTCATCCATGGATTCGATGATGGACGACTCCAGGTACCCGCACGTCGCGTTGTAGTAGCGCTCCCGAATCGCCTGCTTCTCCTCCGGCCGCACCCAATCACCTCCTTTCAATGGCGGCGATTTGCCACATAATCCGGGATTGTTTGTGAGACTTCCGAATTGTAGGCTGGTTCCGTGGTCAAGCCCTGGGAATCGCACCACGCTAGAAACCGCTCTCGAGGTACCCTGACGAGACGCCCAATGCGGATCACCGGGAAATCCGGCCGGTAGGCAAGCTCATAGGCCTTGGTACGGCCGATCCGCAGGTACCGTGCCACGTCACTTATGGTAAGGATTGGAGGAAGTTGCTCCGACATGCTATCAACCTCCTTGGACTGCGTAATGGTTCAGTTGTCAAGGTACCGCGAACACTTACGCCGTTTCGGTGTCTGTAGTACAATCAGGAACAAGGAGTTCCGAATGTGGCATTCCGAAGAGCTGTTCCAACTTCACCAACGTGTCGTAGCTGGGATTGCGGGTCCCCGCTTCGAAGTGCCGGTAGGCTCGTTCGGTAATGCCGAGACGCTTCGCGGTTTCCGCCTGCGTCCATCCATTCGCCTTGCGGGCTTGTTTCAGCTTGGTTCTCATCATCACCACCACCTTGCTTCTAGGTACCATAGGTACCTTACAACCCTCATACTAAGGTACTGCAGGTACCTTGTCAAGGGCTGAGGAGAAAATTTTGTGCTCGGAGAACGCCTTCGAACATTGCGTAAGTCTCGAAACCTCAAACGTGACGATGTGGCTTCGGCCATTGGCGTAACACCCAGGGTCATCACCTTTTACGAGACCGGCGATAAGAAACCGACTCTAGACACTGCCATCAAACTCGCCGATTTTTTCGACGTATCGCTGGACTACTTGGTTGGTCGCAGCGACGACCCAACGCCGCCGAATCGCAAGTGTACGGGCGGACACTGATCACGCAGTGCTGACCTGTGCCTTTTCGTCATCGTAGAAGCGGGTCCAGTCGAATCCAAGCACCCCCGCTATACGCTTTGCAGTCTCCACTCCGGGCCGACGCGTGCCAAGCTCGATATTGGTGTAATAGGAGCGCGATATCTTCACCAGGTCGGCCATTTCCTGCTGCGACAGCCCCATGTCGCGCCGACGTTTGCGCATTTCGGCACCAATACCGGACCGCATCATGACCACCCCCCTTTTATGTACTTTTAGTAACACCATCATTGTATGTTTCCAATTGTACATGGTCAATATCCATTGTGTACTTTTTGTCATGTTTCTTTCAGAAACATTATGTGTATAATAAGTGCATAAGAAGTTTGGGGGGACGGTACAGACATGCCTTTTGGAGAACGCCTGAAACGCCTCCGTGAGCAGCACGGCTGGACTCAGGAGGAACTGGCGCGGCAGTTACAGGTCACGAGAGATGCCGTTGCGGGTTACGAGTCGCGAGGGAAAATTCCACGTGCCGATAAGTTGATTACGCTGGCACGTCTGTTGGATACATCTCTCGACTACCTGTTTGGCCTGACGGATGACCCTACGCCGAAGCATGTACGTTCAGAAACAAAAAGTTGCACAATTGTTGAGGAAGTATCTATGATGAAAAGGAATACAGAACAAGATTTGGATACCGACAGCCGAGTCGAACGTCTTGCAGCACACCTGGAAGGTGAATATGGTGAGTACGACCCGGAAATGGCAAAGTTCCTGCACGGAGTGATTACCGAGGTGTTGCAAGACTACCAGGAATTTAAGAGGAAGCAACTACAGAAGAGGAACCCCGACTCGGCCCGTTGAGCGAGTGATTTTCGAGGTGGCGCCGGAGAAAGAAAGTGGAACGAAGGAATGATGCCGACGACTAATGGTGTGAGGGTGATGTAATTGGACTCGCTGATGTACATCGTCGAGCAGGAGAAGATATTTCTGTCGTTCAAGGACTTGTCGCCGTGCCCTCGTACCATTTATGGGTTCTATTTTTTCGATCCGTCGGAGCAGCAACCTCACATCGTATTGGACAGACAACTCAAGGAAGGATCGCCCCTGTATCGCTCCGTGCTCGCGGAGGAACTGGGGCACCACTTCACCGTTCCGCAGGGAACCCTACTTGTTCCATACACCTCCTATTCCCACAAACTCATCCTCAACAAGGATGAACGCAGGGCATTGCAATGGGCGTGCGATTACCTGGTTCCCATCAGCGAATTCGAGAAGGCGCTGGCAGCAGGTATAACTGACACCAACGACCTCGCGGAACACTTCAATGTAACCCCATGGTTAATACGCCGTAGACTGCAGTTCATGCGCGAAAAGCATGCGAGAATGCAGAAAACCTCAATGATCCGTAACATAGCGTTAATTTTCCTGGGCCCCGCAGTGTGTTTGACAATGATGTCGGATGTCTTGCAGGTGAACCCATTATCGCTGCTAGGTTAATTCATGCGGGAGGAGAGATTATGAAAGGGCACCTTAGAAAGCGCGGTTCCAAGTGGTGCTTTGTACTGGATGTTGGCAAGGACGAGAATGGCAAGCGAATACGCAAATGGTTCAGTGGCTACGCGACCAAACGTGAAGCGGAGAAGGCCATGGCCTCAAAAATTGTAGAGATAGAAAGTGGTGGATATGTGGTCGCTCCGAAGGAAACGGTTGGTACATACCTGAGACGCTGGCTTGATGATAAGCGACCACAAGTAGCGTACAACACATACCGAAAATACGAATGGTTGGTTTGCCATCATATCATCCCGAAACTGGGCCACATTGGCCTTCAAAAGCTGACGCCATCGCACCTTCAGAAATTCTACACGGATCTCCGTTCAGGGGAAGCTGCACTGTCGGCCCGTTCGACCCTTCATGCACATCGCATCATCCATGAGGCCCTGGACCGAGCCGTCAAGTGGGGATTGGTTTCACGTAACGTGGCTGATGCCGTTGAACCGCCCAGAGCCGACCGATACCAGGCTTCAGTCTGGACCGCGGAACAGGCAGCCTATTTCATTGAGCAGACGCGTACAACGGAGCCGCGTTGTTGGGCTGTGTTCGTACTGGCCATCACCACGGGAATGCGCAAGACGGAAATCCTAGGCCTTCAATGGACGGACGTGGATATGGAACGTGGATACATCAGTATCCAGCGAACCCTGGATTACGTGAAAAAGCAGCCTGTGGTCAAGGAATTAAAGACAGATCGAAGCCGACGATACGTCGCCCTACCGTCACTGGCGACAGAAGCCCTAGGCGCCCAACGTGCGCTACAAGCTCAGGACCGCCTCTTATTAGGACCAGACTACAAGGTCAGTGATTGGGTCTTCACGAATGAAATTGGGGAGCCTCTTTCTCCAAACACCGTAAACACTGCATGGTATCGGGCCCTACGGAGCGTAGACGTGCCCAGGATCCGATTTCACGACCTCAGGCATACCCATGCCAGTTTGCTTCTGAAACAAGGGGTGAATCCAAAAGTGGTATCAGAACGTCTCGGACATGCAACGGTGCAGATAACCCTCGACACATACAGCCACGTGTTACCCGGACTTCAGCGTGATGCCGCGGATCGCTTCGACGAACTTCTCCGGAAGCGAGCACCGAACTAA